ACAAATTTATCCCAATCCGTATCAGAAAGATCTGCAAGACTTGTTGCTCCAATGTTTACTTTGGTTTCTCCAAGTTCATATTGTCCAATATAACCCAAGGAATAAGATTCACGATCACTTCTTGCAAAAGATTTGTATGCTTCCATATAATCGATATGGCTTATTCCTCTGATTGACCATTTACTAACCATTTTTCCAAACTTATTGGTTCCAATATTTTCTCTGTAATATAATGATTTAACAGGAGATAATCTGGAAGTCTCTTCGATACCAAAAAGATTATTAATTCTGTTTATTATATATGGAATATCAAATCCTTCGGAGTTCCAACCACTAATCATATCTGGTGGATCTTGTTCCCAAAACTCTAGAAACTTTTTAATCAAATCCACTTCGCTTTTACAATAATGGTATGTTACATCCGAATCTTTAGGAGAGTATTTCTTTAAACCCCAAGAAGTATACTTTTTATTCAAAGTATCATAGATAGTAATAAGATTTATCGCATCTTCAGCCTTTTCTGGTACTGGAAAAGCTCCTTTACTGTATGTTTCGATGTCAAAGAGAAAAACTTTTATCGGATGTGTACCGAAATCGGGTTTTGATGTTTCGTCTTTGTATGTATTGAGCAAAAACTGCTGTTCGGGAGCAAAGTTATGAAACAATCTCTTAATTGGTGTTTCATTTACAAACTTTGATCGCTCAAATTGGTTTTTAAAAGTAACTTTTCTTAATGCAGTGTTAAAAACCGAAACAGCATCAACCCCAGAAGAGGATTCTATGTACAAATATGGCTCATATGTAGATTCTATCTTGGTTCTATTGCCATATTCATCCCAAGTCCACAAATGCATCGTTTGGGTTTTGCTTTCATAGTATATATTTCTCCAAGCCATTACGAAATACTACCACAAATACATCAACCGTCAATAGAATCTTGATCAAGGTTATTTTTGATCAAGATTGGAGACACTTCTTTTCTCTCCTTTGATCCCCATTCAGTTGTATACAGACCCATATACTCATCCATATGGTCTTCTAACCAAAGACCTTCTGTGAATTTTCTAGAATTATCAGAATACTTCATGTATCTATCAAAATCAGAGGTGATATGTTCTAACTGAGATATAAGCTCATGTCCCTTGTCGAATTTAAACTCAGCTTCTTGATATGTGCAAAGGTTTTGGAAAACTCCCGGCAATCCGAAAGCACCAGATTCGATCATTTTGATATTACTCTTAGATTTGTTGAACACATTATCTTGGAGAGGTGCAAAAGTAGCATTGACACCCATATCGTAAATGCTTTGTGGCAGATCCAATAACTGAGACCAATCAATGTACTCCATTTCTCCGTTGTCAATGAACGGCTTTACAGCAAGAGGATAACATCCCTTCCATACAAACTTAAACTTCTTTCTAGCCTTGATGATTTCCTGCACAACATGAGCAAAGTCATCATTCATTCCAGTTTTATTGGACACATCTATATGAGTTCCAGAACCAGCATAGAGTATTCTAGGACGCTTCTTGTTTTTATCATAAAGTTCTTCTAAACGGTTTTTATTATAGAATCTATCCAACCAAAACTTTGGTGCATAATTAGGAATAACTGTAATTTTCTTATTTCCTGTCTTGTCGATATAGTAATCTTTCATATACTGACAAGTTACAGTTATTTCATCCATCATACTCATGATTTCTAAAATACTATCAATGATTTCTTGGCTTACGAAAGCCTCTTTACATCTGTTATAATCTGGGATGTCGTTCTTGAAAACAATATCATCAACTTCATATAGAAGTCTATAACCTAATTGTGGTTTTGCTTTTACCAATTCTTTAATGAAAGCATTCTGGACAGGCGTTGCTTGTCTTTGCATTCTAATAGCCTTTAAGCCTTGGTAGAAACGAACATCCATTACCATGCAAGTTAACCCAGAGATACAAGCCTTTTGATAACTATTAAGACAGAATTCGGGCCATATCATTCTCCAGAATCCGCAACCACCATAGTCTGCATAATAATTTAATGCTCTCGGAAGATGTGCTTCGGGCATTTCAATTGGAGGAGTAGTAGGAACACTTATTGGAGTAGATGCTACATAAGTGTATTTAGGAACACCCATAGGCATTCCCTGTGGAGCATTTGGCAGACCACTGCTAAAGGGTTTATACTCATAAACAATTTTATTCTTTGTATCTACTGCAGGAGCAGTAGTGGGAGTAGAGCTTTTAATTTTTAGCATGACTATATATTAACATCTAATCTTGTTTATTTCAAGTTACTATTTTAGTAACTCCGTTTTCTTTTGATAATAAAATTATATTATCTATATTTGTTTTTGCTGAAGACTTATGGCTTACAATATATATGGATTCATTGTTTTTTGTTGCCTTATCCTTTAAAACATCAAGAACTTTATCAATTCCTTTGTCATCTAACCCTGTATCAAGTAATTCATCGTACATACTGAGGTTAAACCCAATACCAGTTTGCATTCTTAATACATCTTGGAACATAAACAGAACAGCTATATCAATTCTTTTTCTTTCTCCACCACTAAAGTTGAAATAAGAGCACTCAGATCCTTTATCATTGTAGATTGTTTCTTCAAACATCTCATCGAACTCACATCTACAGGGAGCATCCAATGTTTTTAAGTAAAAGTTAAGTTGAGAATTTAAAACAGATAACATTTTCTTTATGATATATGTTTTTACTCCCTCTTCAGACAGGACAAACTTTGCATTTTCTAGTATCAATAACTCTTTCTGTAAGGATTCTATTTTGTTTTCCAATTCTTTTAGCTTTTCTTCAGAAGTTTCAATCTTTTTATCATCCTTAAATGTCTCACTTTCGATATCTTTGATATTCTGATTATAGTCTTCTATTTTTTCTAAAAGAGTATTTTTCTTTTGCTCATGTAGTGAAGCTTCAGAAATACTTTCATTACTTTTTTTAATTTCTGTTCGGTTACTTTCTAGTTTTTCTTTTGCTTCTAACCCTAGTTTAATGCTAATATCAAAAAGTTGTTTATAATTGTCAAAAATAGGAGTATTTGTATCGATAATATCATCAAGTTTTTTGATTTCAGCTTCTATATGAGTTAAATCATCTTCGCAGTATTCTCTATTACATGTGGGACATGTATTTCCCTTGTCTAAAATTTTCTGTTTTTCTTTTTTTGCTTGAGTGATTATATTTTGTATTTCTATTTTTTTCTCTTTATAATCTACTGCTTTTGTGTTTGTATCTTCCACAAGTGCTTTTAATGTTTCTATATGTGCTTCATGGTTTTTTATCTTAGCTTTAAGAACAGAAACATCTTCGATATTTTTATCTTTTAAATATTGAAGATCTTTTGAGGTAGATGTTATTTTAGTTAGAATACCTTTAATTCTATCAGATTTACTCTCATCAAAACCTTCTTTATTTTCGTTTAAAATGCTTAAAACTCTTTGTTCATTTATAAAATCTTTCCCAACAAGGTCGTTTTCTTTCTTTTTTTCATTATAGTCTGCTCTTGCTTTCAATAACATATCTCCGAACATTCCAAGATTTAATATGCCTTCCAAAAATTTTCTTTTATCAATTTTCTTTTGTGCCATGAAGGGAATTGTTCCATTAGCAGTCATGATTACTGAGTTTTGGAATACTTCTTCGTTTGCACCGATTAATTCCTTGATATACTCATCTGTCTTTGGCATTGTAGACAAGGAAATATCTTGTTTATCTAAATCCGTAATAATTTCTAAAGAAAGTTTACTAGGTTCTAAAGATCTTGTTATTTTATAAAAAGTTCTTTCGTTACCCTTTATAAGCTCAAATTCCAATGACACTTCACATCCTTTAGTGCTTTGATTGTGTAGAACTTTATCTTTCTTAATGTCTCTTATAGTATTTCCAAATAAACACCAATAGATAGACTCTATAAGAGAGCTTTTACCTACTCCGTTTCTTCCACCTTTATCTAAATTTTCTCCTGTAATAAGATTAATACCAGAAGCAAAATCTAAAATAACTTCTTCTTTTCCAATAGAAAGAAAGTTTTTAATTTTTATTTGTTTAAACTTTATTGTTTTCAATGTTTTTTAATTTTAGCATGACTTGTTTTATTGCCATCCACATATCAAGATATGTATAAGTTGCAAGTCTTCCTACAAATATAACATTATTTTCTTTTTCTGCAAGTTCTTTATATTTGGAATATACTTCTAATCCCTCGCCCCAAGGTATAGGATAAAATGGGATATCTCCCTCTTTACATTCCTTTGGATATTCTTCTGTTATTATAGTCTGACCTTGATGTTTATAATTAAAATAACTATGGTCGTATATTCTTGTATATGATTTTTCTTTTGTGTTTTGGTTTATAGTAACAGCAGGTAATTTATGTTTTGAAGTAGTATGTATAAAATTTAAAGTTCTGTATGGTAATTTTCCGTAACAATAATCAAAGTATTCATCTATTTTACCTGTATAAACTACTAAATCAGTTTTATAAGATTTCCACCATTCATTTTTTGAATTTAAAATTATTGAAAACCCATCAAGCATTTTTTCCATCATTTTAGTATATCCATATTTGGGTAAACATTGATATTTGTCATTACCATACCAAGTTGGATCTTCTTCATCTTTCGTTTTAGGAATTCTATTAGTAATAGATTTTGGTATTTCTTCAAAAGGCACACCCCATTGTTTTTCAGAATAATCTTTAAAGATTACATCAACAATTTCTTCTTGCGTTAGTTCTTTACCGATTTGCTTTATTGTTTTTTTACTATAAGGTAAAGAAATATTACCTAATTTAGTGTTTCCTAATGGTTGGTATTTAAAATCAAACCATTCGGTATATTTGCTTAAAAAATTAAAAACTTCATCATCATTTGTATGAAAAATGTGAGGTCCGTAGTTATGAACCAAAGTTCCCATCAAGTTTGAATCGTAACAATTACCACCGATATGATT